CCCTTGTCTTCTTCAGTAATGTCAATTTGTGTATCTTCTGTGATTGTAACTCCAGGAGTACAAAGACCTTCTACGTCAGGTAAACAATCAGCTTTAGAATAGGAGCAATAAAGAAAGAGCCATAAGACCAAAATTCTTAATATCATCAAAATCTCCTTCTGGTGTTTCTTCTTTTACTTGTTGAACGTAACCTACTTTGTATCTACTGCCCTCAGGAATCTCATGAGGGTTGTCAGTCCAGTATTGAGCTGCCTCGGTTCCAATTAAACCTTTGACTGGGCACGGGGTCCCTGCGTCTGTCATGCTGTCCCAGACACGAGGGTCTTGACAAAGTAGTGCAACAGCCGAGACTTTCATGCCATAGGCGTACTGACTGCGAGATAATTTAAGAAGCTGACATAGCTCGTCATCGATTAAAATTCCTGTAGCTACACCTAACACATTATTTTGAACTGCTCCGCCAATACCAACTTTACAAATATCACTGTTTGAATTAGGTAGAACGGGTGCATTTGCGGTAGGTGGGGTCGAGTTGTTCACAACCGTACTCGACACGGTATTCGTCTCTCCCCAGGCCTTACCCGCAAATAGCAAAAATATTATAAAAACGTATTTCATTCACATTAACAACCGAAACCGCATCCGCCACCACAGCATTCACACATAATGTCCTCCTATCCTAAACTAGCCATTGTATCTGACATGCGTTTTGCCCGGTTCGGGGTCTGTTTGGCCCACTTCGAATCGAGCATTTCTAGTGCCGCTGTCTTGTAATCTGGTGGTGTTTTATCTTTTAAAGCCGCCCACATATTGCGGAACTTACTAACACCTGTTTTTCCTAGTTGAAAAACCATCTCTACTAATAATTCCTTACATTGATCATGAACTGTGTATTCACCCAACAATTCTTCTGCGCCTGATATAGCGTTTTCTAAATCTTTTTCTAATATTTCCATAAGAAAGTTTTCTGAATATTCTTTGTCATCTTCCCAAAAATCTTCAACACAGAGATGGCCTACCCCCACAGTTCTCTTTCCCAATGTGTCGAGGTACACCTTGTTGCGGTAACCTTCATTATGGCGCACAGACGCCAAAAGTCTTTCCATATCCATTTCTAATACTCCTTGTAATTCTTAATTAAAAATTCTTCCATCCAGGCCATTTTATCATCTATAGCTTGAATCTGCGTTTTGATGACAGCAATGTCTTGTTGCATTTTTGCAACACTATTGGCTTTCTGTTCTACAGCATTTAAACGCTCGCTCCACATACCCCAAGTTATACCGAAGCTAAGAACAATACCTGCTAACCAAATAGCATCTTTGCTGTTAAATTTAAACATTATATTCCCATTCGCTTTCATCAGAAGGATCTTTAAACATTAAACTGTCGGCCTGCATCATATCATTCATGCCACCCTCTTTCAAACCAATAATACCACCGTCTGCTACGTTGTATCCAATTACTTTATTTGTTTTAGGATCTCTTATAGTAGTACCACGTTCCTTCTCCATTTGTCTCTGAAACTCTAACGCTTCCTCATATAATCTATTTATAAATTGATCTCTCATCATGTCATCTATTTGATCGTTGGTGTCAGGATTAACAAGTCTTCTATCGCTAATAGGTGAAGGACTAACCATAACTCCAGATTCTACTGCCTCTCTAGTGGTTTGACTATATGTACCGTTTTCTATCATTTCTAATGTTTCTCTGTTTATAGGCACTACTTTAAGTTTTTTATCTCTATTATCTAAAACTATCGTGCTTGCAGTAGTTACAGGATCCTCTGCTAAACCACGTCTTCCTTTTAAATTTTGAAAAATACCATCTAAAGATTCTTTTGCTTTACCAAATATATCCCTAACAGGTTGATCTTCTTCTGCCATTCTTGCAGCTGAATTTAGTAATTGATCTATTTTTGCATCAATATCTTTAAGTATCATTTCTTTACCTTCAACCTCTGATTGACGAGGTAGACCCGTTTTAGGATCAATGCTTGGTACTAAATTCATAATTTCTTCTCTTGCTTTGTATAAATCAGCTATTCTTACTTTATCATCCACAAAACCACTTAAATTATCATTACTGGCTGTAGGATCTTCATTAGTGCCACCTTGATTTAATTGTATAATACCACCGTCTTTAGCAGTTACGTATTGTAAATACTCATCGTATGTGCCTGACCTGTATTTACCTATAGTAGGATCAAAGAATGTGTAAAAGTTCTGTAGAGCTGGTGAATAAGGAACTGTCCCTGATCCGGGGTCCGTGGATGAAGAAGCAATCATATCATCGCCTTCTCCTCCTTCACTACCTGGTTGAGCACCTGATATAGGATCGGGATCGCCTTTTCTCATTTCAGCCATAGCATTTCTATTAACCTCGGCTCTAAACTGATTTAACTGATAGTCCTGCATTTCAGGTGTTGCCATCATTTGTCTGTACAGGGTTTCGTCATTGGCTACAGCCGCTGCAAAGTTGTCAAGCTCTTCTCCTCTGAGACCTAATACATTTCTACCATAAAAAGAACCGGGAGCACCTTTGTCACTACCACCAGCTACAAGATCAAGACCCCTAATGCCTATATTTGCAAGGGGTGACAGTCCCATTAAACCAGTAATAGGTTCTCTGTCGTATTTTGTCATACCTGGCTCAAATATATCACCAGCTCTTTGTTGTAAAAAATCTGGACTTCGTGATGCTGTTGTAAGAATACCTTCAGAACGTAAATCTCCTACAATATCTTTTAAAACATTGCTACCAATTTTACTTTGATCAGAGGAGCCAATCACAGTTCCCAGTCCTTGATCTATGCCGACTCTTAATTTAACAATGTCATCAGAGTCAAGGTTATATTTATCCATAAAGGCTTTAGTTTGTGTGCCACCTGTGAATAATCCTGATTTGTAGGCATTTTTTAAGTCATCAATAAAATTTTTAGTGTTTTTAGTCGATGATCCTGGTAACGTAGTGCCTGTAGTAGTGGTCGATTCTTGCCTATCTTTTTTCTTTTGTGCCTCATCTAGTTCTTGTAAAATTTTATTACTTTGTTTATTACTAGCACTAGGCTTCTTAGGTTTATCTTTTTTAGGAGGAGTATATCTTTTTTTAAATGCCTCTTGTTTTTTCGTTAATTCCTTACCGCCTTTTGCTACACTTCTACCTGGTCTATATACATTTTTTGGTGCCATTACGGTCTCCTCCTTCCTGCAAAGTACATGATACCTTGCTTGTTTATACTACCACCCTTTTTAGCAGTTGCAATGGCTCCATATAAGTCACCACTAGCCAGAGCTGCACGTTTACCTGGTGATAAATTACCACTTACGGGTCTGAAAGGATTAGATACATTACTTGCTACAAAGTTCTTTTTTGGCTTTGCAATAATCTCGTTAGACATGTTGTTACTTGATGTCTTTTTAAAGTTCTCTACGCCACCTGCCTCAACAGGTCCCATGTCAGGTGGATTATCTTGTGGGAAGTTTGGTGCAAAAGTCTTATCAACATCAGCCTCTGGTTGTGATGATGTTGTAAACTCATTAGTAAACATGTATTGCATCACGGCCTCTGGGTCGTCAAAGTCTAGTCCTTGTACTTTTTCATTGTCGGGATCATCTAATAAGACTCTTGCTAGTTTTGTTATGTTAGCTCTTCTTATTTTTGTTTCTAAAGAATCATCTATACCTTTTACCATCCACTCTAAGTATTGTGGATTAGATAAAATCTGACCTTGTTTCTTTGCTAATAAGGCAATACCTAGACCTGTTAAAGGACTCATACCTGCACCTGTTGCTAAGAAAGCACCTGTGATACCAGAGAAACCAGCAAGACCCGCTCTTCTAGCTACGAACTGTGAAGTCTCTGCAATTTTATTAGCATAGCCAATTTCAGCTATTTTTAATAATTGATTTAAGTTTTGTATTGCAGACTCAGCACCTTTTTTACCTAGTGTTTTACCTTCTCCCGCCATAGTTTGTGCCCACAAGGCGTTCATAAAATCTTGTCCTTGCTGTGTGTCTAACTTTAAATTTGCTCTGAATTTAGCAGGATCAAATACATTGACAGTAACAATATCTTTAGGATTAAAACTAATACCAAACTCACCGCCACCTGCAATGTTAACTCTTTGTGTTAAATCGGCTTTACCTAATTCAGTAGCACCTGTTTTTCTATTATAAGCAACTGCATTACTGGATTGTTCCCATAGTTGAGACATGTAAGCTCTTGCAGCCACATTAATAGGATCTTTGCTTGGATCAGCTTTGTTTCTTTTAACTAAAGCAGATAAATCGTTGAGTGCTTTTGCACTAGGGTTGTTGTAGAAAGTATCAAATATTGATCTGGCAAGTTGATCATCATAGATCCAACCCTCCATCGGTAGACCACCTTGAACAAACATATTTTGATCAACGTTTTGAAATTGTTTTGCCATAGGAGATTTGTATGTATTAGCACCATAACCAAATACTTTATTAGCTCTAATAAGAGCACTTTTTACTTGATTCATCTGTTCTAAAATAACTGGATCTGGTTCTCCACCTTGACCAGTTATAACTCTCCATTCATTCACATCATTAAATCCTTGTTCTAATGCTTTTTTAAAGTGTCTAGCTTGTGTAGCAATATCATCTACTTGTTTAACACCATACTTATTGGCGTACTCTCCCCATTGTTGATTAAATTGTTTTTGCAATGATCTAAACTGCATTGCATTAAGATACTCAGGTAAATTACTCATAGACAATAAGAAATTTTCAAAACCACTAAGGTCTTCAAATCCTCCTAGTTGTTGCACATTCGAGTTAGGATTAAACTCTAATTGAATTTTACCTCTGCCTAAATCATCTACATAGTTTTTAGCTAATTGTCTTACTCTAAATGTTGGTATGTAACCTTGTTTTACAGAATTTCCATAAGAGTTTGTACCAAGAGGTATACTATCGTCTAAAGCTTTTGCTCTAGCAAAGAAGTCATCATAAAGTTGTGTATTTAATCGTGACCACTGATTAAATTTTTGTTGTGCGGCATCGGTTAGAAGTGCTCCTGCGTCCATGACTGTGGCCATAGGTGCTAGTTCATTAAGAGTTTCCATAACTCTTTTATCACTGTACCACATAATATTAGCTCTGTTAGCTCTTAAATCAGTACCAATCAGTGGAAACACACCAATAACTCTACCAAACCATTTTGCCCAAGATCTATCTGTGACGTTAGCAATACCAAAAGGTATTTTTTGTTGTATGGCTAATTGTGCTAGGTACTCTGCATTGGAACCTTTTTGTACACCGTAAGTCCAACGTGTTAAACCCTTCATCATTTTAAATACTGGATCTAATGCTGCAGCACCACCACTAAATATCATGGCATTTCTAGCATGTAATAATCTTTCTACTCTTGGGTCATTTGATAATTCTGGATCAGGTAGTCCCTCTAATTCTCTAATAATAGCGTTCATACCATCATAAGCTGTAGCTGCAGTATAAGCACCTGCTCCAGCAAAAGCCGCTACCTCTCCAGCTGCGACAGGACTGCTTTTAGGATCTAAAAAACCTTTTAATAATTTTTTTCTATCTAAAAAATATAGAGGCAATAAACTTAACAAATCACCACCAATGGTTACATTTTGTTTATTTACTTCTGGATATAACCTCATAGTAGTATTTTGTATGCCCATAAAACTATCACCAAAATAATTTAAGACTTCATCAACACCCAAACTAAAATCCTCTCTACCCCTACCTCCTATACCAAAAGTAAAATTTTTAGGTAAAATAGTTGCCCAGTTTCTTTTATCAGCTTCTAGTTTTTCTCTCCATTGTCTATTTTTTTCACGTAAAGGATCTTGTATATAAGCCTTTTCTTGTTCTACTGCGGATTGAAACTCTTTTAATTGTTTAATTTCAGCTAACTCAGCATCCGTATAAGTTTCAATAGGCTTTTCAGTAATGCCTTGTTGACTTCTAATATTGTTAATTAATTGTTGTAATAAGAGTTTGTCTTGTTCAAACTTAGGTGTTCCTACGTCCTCTGGATTTAAAAAACTATTGATATCAGGAACTTGTATTTTAATATCATTCTCACCAAAAATTTCTACAAGAACATCTTGGGGTAAACCAAAAGTTCTTTCTATATCCATGGTGGGATATCTTTGTTTTAAACTAAATACGCCTGGTTCAGCCATTATTCAACCCTTTCTGGATTACCTGTTATAATATTCAAAGCCTTTTTACCTACTGTTTTAATCTCTGGTGGTATAACACTTGAAACTGCTTTTATATCCCTTGCGTACGTCTCAACTTGATTCTGTAGAAAATTCTTTTCTACTTTTTTTGTCCAACCAAATTTACCTAATTGATACCCTTCGGTATTTACAGGTCCATAATTTTGTTCATAAGGATCTACCCACACAAAATCAACACCTTCTACCTCATCACTCGCACCAGGTGCGCTAGGAACGTTGGATAAATATTTTTTGTAAGGTAGGTGATCTTTTAAATCTTCAGGATCAGGTTGTTGTAATGATTGCGTGCCATCTTTATTAATAACTATTTTAGGTATGTTGTTTAGTATTTTATCTTGTCTTATCATCTCACGTTCTTCTACATCATCAGGTATATTACCTGCAATATCTAAAACTTCTTTACCTAGCTCATACACAATACCAGCTAGTGCTCCATACTTACCTAATCGAGACACTTTTCCTACTTTAGATAATCTATTAAAAGGCTTCTTACCTCCAAACTTATCATAGTATTCTCCAGGATGATTTTTTTTCAACCATTGCATGTACTCGTCTTTGATAGGAGCGGTAAACTTAGAGTTATATTGAAAGTCAGCCATTAGTTTATCTCCTCTGGTAATGTAATCACTAACTGACCATCTTCATTATACTTTGCTTTAGGTAAGTTTTGTGGATTTATTTGACCTGCACTTGTGTATCCACTAGGGTAAGTGCCTTTGTTAAATTCATACAATACTTTTAAATCATTGTTAGCTAGTCTTAACTCTTCTCTTATGGTCATTAATGCTGAAACAACTGTTTTTGAGTCAATTAAGCCTGTTACTTTTAGACTTTCATACGCTCTTTTAATATCATCTAAGTTTAATCGTCCAGATGATTTTCTAGCTCTAGCTACAGCATACGCAATCGCATTAATACGAACTCTGTTTTCTGCAAGTTCTGGTTTAAATTCACCCCAGAATTGTTGTGATAATTCACTATTTGGATCAAATAAAGCGTTGACATCTGCGAACTCACCTGATCCTTCAGAAGTTTCAATTCTACCATCAGAGAAATTTGCTTTAACATTATCTATAGCATTTGTTAAAATAGATATCTGTTCATCAGCTGCAACTAAGTCAGCCATCATACCAAAACCTCTTTGTTTAATGTCTTGAATTAAGCCAGGGAAACCTGCAAGAGTTGGATCCTTTAGTAAGTTGTTTATAACAACATCAATACTGTTGATATTACGATCATACAACTGAATTGTAGAAAATTGTTCAGTCAATGCTTTTTTAGGTAACACATCATCAGCAGTCATGGCTACTTTTTGATTGACGGTAAGATCTCCAATGCCTTGTCCGATTGGCACCCATGTAGGTTGACCATTAGCTTGTAGTATAGCATCTCCGTTTGCATCTAACTTTGGTATTAAATACTCACCATTTTTTAATTCTTTAATTTGCCAGTTTCCATATTTACCTGACTGAGGATGAGTAAAGCTACCCATAACAAAATCTTTAAATATTTCTACAGGTTCTTGTTTAGGTACAAATCGTGTGTTATCAAAAGGCTGATTTTTAGGCAGATACATAAGTTTGTTATTGTTTTGTGTATCCATTACTTCTATGTAATCCATACTATCAGAGGGCACATGAACAGTAGGATTAAGTTTTTCTGATTCTACATATTCAACTCTTTTTGTTGCTAAATTTATTACTTTTTTCCATTCTTTAGCTCTAAAATCTCTTTTGTCTCCATATCGACCAGGTTCTTGACTGTTAGCTACAGCAAATTCTTCGTACGTGGTAAAGAATTTGTTCTCCCCTATTATGTTATCATATGCAATAAAAGGTTGGGTGTAGTCTTTTGCTACGTCATATTTTCTTTGATCTTCGGGTAATTCAAAATCTTTGAGATACTGACCTAGAGTAATTTCTGTGTTAAGTCCTGTTGCTCTATCTTTGACCAGTTTAAAAGTACCATTAAGATCTAAATTACTTTTATTTTCTTGTTTTGCTAGTTCTTGAAAAAATCCTAAATTAGAAAACATTGCTTGACTGACAATATTTGCTCTGTTGACTGCATCGTCTTGTTCTTTTGTTAAAGCATAAGTTCTTTTTTGTGCCTCAATAGCTTTTTCTGCTGTTCTTACTTCTGCTTCTTCTTTTCTTGTCGCTCTTCTTGCAGCTGTAAACTCTGGTAATGTTTGTTGTACTGCCTGACCTAACACATCTAAGGCCTTACCTCTACCTGTTAATAGTCTAGCACCAAAATTAATTAAAGAAGATGCTACATCAGCTTCTTTTTGTGTTTCAATAGCTTCTCTTTCTGCTGAATAATCTGTTTGATATAGTTGAGCTGCTTCTGCTGCATACTCTTCAGGTGATTTTTGTGGATATAGTGCGTCAGCAAAATCATTGGCTATCGGATAAAATTCATTCATACCACTTAAAATACCTGTTATCTTAGTATCTCCTAGTGCAGGAGGCTGTGCAGCTTGATTTGTTTGATAGATACTAGTATCGACTGTATTCATGCCTCCTGGCACACCAGTCATACTTGGTATAATTTGACCTGTTTCGTGATCAATGTAAGGATTGCCACCGTGTTTAAGCTTGGCTACCTTCTTGAACATTTTTCTATCAAGTACGCTCATGCTTATCCTATGGGATTACCTATGTTTAGTCCTTTGTATGCTCCGAGGCCCATGATCCCTAGTCCTGCAACTTGCATTAACGGACTAGTTGATGGTTGTTGTTGAACTGCCATTTGTGATGCTGGTGTGCCTGTTAGTATACCAGATGCAAATGACAATCTTTGGAAAGGCTCTTGTGATGCTAGCTGTTGAGTTGCTCTTTGTGCATCAAACACATTTTGTCTTTGTTGTTGTGCTAAAGCTCCTGCTTGTTGTAATTGTGCGACATCTTGACCATACAATCCTTGTTGCAATTGTCCTAGTCCAGCTTGTTGGCCACCAAGGGCTGCTAATTGCTGACCAACATTGAACTGTCTGCCTTGCTGTGCTTCAAAAGATTGCTGTGCTGTTTGCTGTGCTTGTTGAAAATTTCTTGATAAGTCTTCAAAGATACGTCTTGATTTAATATCTTGTAGATTTCTGGCCGTCTCAGCGCTTTGTATACCTTGACGTTCTGTGCCGAAAGCTCCTGCACTAACAGCTTGTGCATCTATGCCTTGTTGTTGTAATTTTGCTTGTCTATCTAGCTCTGCTAAAGCATCTCGTGTAACAGCTTGTTGATAGGGATCCATGTATGCTTGTATACCTTCTGCGGTTGGAGCAAACATTCTTGCTGCTCCTCTAGTTGCTTGTATTCCCTCACCAATAGTTGCACCTGCTTGATCTAGAAAAGGTTGATATTGACCAATACCTTGTTGTGCCATAGTCATGGCTTGTTGTTGAGCAGGATCTAATGCTGCTACTTGAAAACCTGCTATTGGCTGTGGTACACCAGCTCTACCTAATTTTCTTGCTTGAAAGTCTGCTTCTGTCTCGCCTGGCTGTTTAACAGCGTTAGGATCTCCAAATACAGATGTTAATAGCTGTTTACCTCTTTCCTCAATATAAGGTGCCAGCCTATTATACGTTACTATTTCTTCAGCCATTATGCTATTCCTACCCCTCTAGATGACTCTGGATCTAATCTATTCATTAAATTGTACATGGCCCGTGGTCCGCCAGCATTTTCTACTGCTTTTGCAGTCATTACAAACTCTCCATCACTCAGCATTGCAGGAACTAAATCATCTTTAGGTCCACCAGGTCCTGAGATCTGACCTTGTCTTCTTGGAAACTCTCCACCCATAGCATATTTATCCATATACTCCAAGTCCATTATACCGCCATCAGCAGCAAAAGACATTTGATAATTACTAGGCATTTGATTACCATACTGACCCATGTATGGATTTTGTGGATATAGGCTAGCAAAACTAGGATCATCCATAATACTAGACTCATCTTCTTCAGCCATACTTCCAATTAAAGGAGGTACTAATAATGCTGCGGTATTTGCATAAGCTCCTAATCCAGCTTTTGTTCCCGCTGCTGCATTTTTAATTAAACCAGACTCAACTCCTGTGTTTAACAAGTTAACTTGTTCACTACTCAAGTCTTTTAAAGCTGTTCCAGGATCAACTCCAATCTGTTGTGCGGCTTCAGTTGATAATCCAGAAGCCTCTTGTCCAAAACCTAAATTTTGTCCAACACGCTCAAATGCTGTACCAAGTCCTCCACCTTCTCCACTACTAAAAATATCACGAAGTGCATATCCGCCAGGATCTCCTCCAAACATTTCTGCTTGTCCAAAAGCTCTACCTGCACCATATCCTCCAATACCACCCATGATTGCATCTCCTGCATCTCCTCCAGTTAGTAAAGGCACACCAGCACCTATCAGTGCAGAATAAACGGGTCCTGCACCAAAGATACCAGCAATTGTACCAGCATAGGGTGCAATATCTTTCAGTGCTTTCTTAGCACCTTTAAAAATCTTTTTTAAGAAAAACTCAGGTTGTCCTGTAACAGGATTGATTGAATTAAATTCATTGCCTACAATATATCTTTCAGGGTTAATACCCATGTCTAGCATTTGATTGAACAACATTGCTTTAAGTCTAGGATTAGAATCAAGAACTTCCATAGGCACAACAGTTTCACCTTCGGCAACGTGTGCGATATATGCGTCCTCGTATCTACCTAAATCTGCAATTTTAGAAACCTCGTGTTGAAATGACTCCAACCCTCTAGGCTCTGGTTGTTGCATGCTATAATCCATGTTTAACTTGTTCCCCCGAATATATCCGGCATTTTGTTTACTTTAATTGCGACATCCTTTTGTATGTCTTCTTCAGTTGTGTCGGTGGCAGGATTTTGAATGTCTTCGACTGCTTCATCTTCTGAAGCGTAGACTTTTCCTGTTTTGGCGTGTTTAATAGTTGTTTCTGTTTCAACATCTATCTTAGGAACTTTTGTTCCAGCAACCACGATAGTATCTTCATTTATACCCATTTTTTAAGCTCCTTGCAATGTTTATGTTATTTCCAAAACACTAAGAACAACATGCAAATCATTAGCGTTTTCAGCCTGTATTTTAATTATTTCTGACTCTTTTGCCACTAGTGGTGTGGCAGAAGCAGTGCTAGAATCTGATGAAATCTGACTAGTATTACCTGCAGCTAATAACTCTTGAGTAGAACCTTTTTCAATATCTCTACTTAACTGTAAAGTATAACTAGTTCCACCTGAGTCCACTAAAAATAAAGATATTTCACAATCATTAGAAGCATCTACATTTGCTACATGTATTGATTTAATAATAGCAGTTGTTTCAGCAGGTATGGTATACAAAGTAGTCAAGTTTGTATTAGTCAAAATAGCTTTATAATTTGTGTATGTATTAGCCATCTATGATAAAAACCAAGTAATTCTTTCTTCATCATCACGCAATGTTTCAGGCGTGTAAGTATTGTTTAACAAAAATATTAACTGCTCTAATGTTTGAATTAGAGTATTTTGTTGTTGCTGACTATATTCTTTAGATGCTTGAGGTAATCTAGGTATTTGTATTTTTGACATTACTTACCTCTCATTCCGTCTGGTTTAATATCTAGTCTTAGTGTTCCATATCTCCAGTTGTCATCTATAGCATCACTTGCAACTCTTACTGCAACTTGTCTACCACGTATTCTAGTATCTTTTTTTGTTGTAGTAGTTGTAATATCAAAAGAACCATGAGTTGTTTGTGTGCCTGACGGATATGGTCTTGTTTTAATTGTTAAGTCAACTGTTCCAGATTGACCTTTAAAATCTGGTATAAATCTACTAATAGACATAAATTGATCTCCATCTGCTATATCTACATCACCAGATTCTATGTGAACATTCATAGCATTACCATCATCATTAGATCCAAATTCGTGTAAATGTATAAAAGTTCTACCAGCCTTCAATCCAGTTATTGTTGAAATAGTACTAGAGGTATCAGTTGATACAAACTCTGCTGCGTATGGATTATCATAAGTTCCACGATCTGCCCAAGAGGTTCTAGATAGTGTACCTACATACCACAAATTTTCTGCGTAGTTATAAAATACAACTCTATCTATTTGTTGTGAATTAGCGGATGCATAGAACCACATTACCTCATTATAGTCTGTGTTAGCAGCACAAAATATATCTTGTTTAGCATTTACGTTTAGATCATCAAACACATAGTCTTGTACACTACATGGTATTTTTTGCACGGCACCATCAAATAAGAAAAAAGAATCGGTGCCCATCCAAAACGACACACCACCAACGTCTACAGCCGCATGTAAACCAATACACCCACAAGCAGAACCTAACTGATTAAATCCAAAAGTAAAAGGAGGACCAATAAACTGCATTTGATATAAAGCTGTATCTGTCCATATTAGAACAGCACCTCTAGATCTTACTGCTGTTTGTATAAAGTTACCATCCACCAATCTTTTTGATCCTGCTGTATTAGTTGCAGTTGGTGTCCAAACATTTTCTGCTTCTTGACCTGACCATCTTAAAAACATATTGTCTTGTGTAGAAGATGTGCCTATTGTAGTTTCTGTACCAAAACAAATGACATGCCTATCATCACCTGAAACTAACATAAATCTACTCTTCGTAGGTGCGTTAGAAACATTAGTTACTGATGCTCTGTTAGAAGATAATCCTCCAGAAGTATCCCAATAAAATAAACCACCGTTAAACTGTAGTGCCAATACATCTTCACCCCAGTTGTCTAGTGCCCATTTAGCTGACTCCAAGAGAACACCTTGACCACCTGTTAAACCTGATCTTGTAGAGTTCCAAGTAGATGCTCCCCATGTACCTGCACCCCAACCATAACCAAACAAAGACACAGCAGATCCCGTGTTAATTTGATATGTTCCGTTGGCCGTGGCCCCTGTAGCATCAGAACTAGCTGCGGCTTTTGCCTCAATAGTAAATGTATTAGAATCAGGAACAGTAAGTATCTCAAACTCACCTTGTAGATTTGCAGCACTAATACCACCCACTGCACCACTAACACTAGCAATAGTTACAAAGTCACCGATTAAAGCACCGTGACTGGAATCAGTAACTGTGACTGTAGTGCTACCATTTGTTGTTGCAAATTGCGTGATGTTACCTGTGCCTGTTGCACGAATAGGCGTTATGTCTGCGTAATTATTTTCTGAATAAGCGTAAAGTTTTTTATTGGTACCATAGATAGCATATTTAACACCATCAAGACCAGAGTAAGTTAAAATAGCTCTTGTTGCACCTACAAGTGCATCACTTGTAACTTTTTCCCAGCCACCTATTTTTTCAGGTAATCCGTATCGAAATCTAACGTTATCACAATCTACCCAACGTCCCTCTGCACCATATTCGGTATTTTGTTTATCTATACCGGGTGCTATTTGCAGTTTTGTTAACGGCATTTAAGCTCCTAGTTAGTAGCGTAGAACGGTATCCAGAAATCAGTGCCGTTTATATTGACACGAATATGACCTGTTAAAGATCCTACACTTGTATCTGTTGTAATACTTTTAGTCTGATCTGAAGCACTTGTGCCATCAAATCGAATAAACTCTTGATCATCGTCTCCTTGATCTAATGTTAAAACGGCAATTGCTGCACTAGAACTAGCTTGATCTATTGTAACAAATGCGCTTGTTGGAGAAGATGTACCAAAACCTATTTTGTCAGCCGATCCATCCATAAATAATGCGTGTGTTAATGTATTAGTCTCTGCTCTAAAATCAACAGAAGCACCTGATTCGTTAAAAGTAAAATTACCACCATCCAAGTCTACTGTGCTGGTGACTTTCATACCTCCGACAACGTGTAATTCAGTTGAAGGTGAGTTTGTTTTAATACCTACACGATCATTACCTGCATCAGTAAAGAATAAGTTAGCATCACCGTTACCTTCAATTCTAAAGTCTAAGTCTGCACTAGACTCGTTAAAGACAAACGTACCACCATCTAATGATGTGTTACCTGATACGGTTAATGTTCCGTTAGCCGTGATATTTCCTGCATCGTTCAAGACATCGAACATCGTGGAACCGTCAGAATACAAAATATGTTTAGCACCTTGTACAAGTGTTGTGCCTGTTCCACCCGAAGGTTTGAAAGTTAAGCTGTTGCCACTGTGTGTGGTTGCATCATCAACAATATACCACGTCTCTACAGCCTCACAACTCATTGTTGTGTTACCTGTTAAAGTGCCAGTTAATTTAATAATAGCGTTACTTTGTTCGTCAGTAGTAGAACCATCTGTAGTGGCTAAAGTATCTGTCGTACTAGCAACAGCTATAGACACATAACCTTTGATTGCTGATTCTACTTTTTGTAGATTGTTATTTGTAATATTACCCCAGGTTCCAGAGTTTTCACCTGTGGCTTGTAACTCTAGATTAAGGGAACTTGAAAATGATGATGCCATGTTTTACTCCTAATCTGTTGAACCTGGCTCCACATCTACCCAGGTAATTGTTTGTGAGTCATCTACTTCATTCCAAATAAAGAAGGTAGGATCGCCCACATTAAAATTAATAACATTTTGAAACGCCTCGCCCAAGGTGGTTTCTTCTCCTAATCCTATAGTAATTTGTCCAGCAGTGCTAGTGCTAACATTAGCTGAAGCCGCTACTGTTTCTGTTCCTATAGTAAAACTTAGTGCTCCAGCAGTAGAAGGAGATATAGCTGCACTAGCTGTTACGCTTTCATCTCCTAAACCAACAGAAAAATTTACACCACTAATAAAGGGTGATCCTACGTTTTGAACCGCACCACCTCTAACAGAGGCTATGGCAAATTCAGATACAGCTCCGTGGCCTAATAACATCCTATTTTACCTTTATTCTCTTAAATCCCATTGTTGATTTGTTTCATTCCATTGATACATTTCACCATCCGTAGGATAAGCAATTGGTGCTTCCCACATACAAGTAGTTTCGTTTAATATCCAACTATTAAAAGGTTTTGCAGGAATAAAAGCATCTCTTGTTTGGTCATAAGTATAACCAATCCCTGCATAATTTTTTCTTATGTTTCCATTATATGATGTTTGTTTCCAAACTGTATCGCTACCATATAAATTATGTAAAAAACTTATTCCTACACTTTCTGATTCTTTATTATTAGCATCTAAGCAATCATTATTACCTACTACTAAAACTCTTACAACTATATTGTTGTTATCTAATTCTGCAAAATGTGCCATGTTAAGCCGTGTATGTTCCTGAAGAATTAAATGTATGATATGTGTAACCACCAGAAGATGATACACTACCACCACTTCCTTTTTGTGAACCTGAGTAACGTATAATAACAACTCCTGAACCACCTGCACCTGCAGTAGTGTTGTCATCACCTGCTCCGCCACCGCCACCGCCTGTATTTGCAGTACCTGATGTTGGGTCTGTATCTGATTTATAATCAGCAGTACCACCATTACCGCCACCGCCATCGCCACCGGGTCTAACAGCATCGACACTTACTCCACCACCAGAACCGCCACCGCCTCTAGTAGTTCCATCTAACCATGCTGCACCATCTCCACCATGACCATTACCATCAGTATCTCCTGCCTCAGAAGCACCTCCGCCTCCGGGAGCATGACCTTGTCCTGTTGACCCTGTTCCTCCTGCATATCCTTCTACTGGAGAGTATCCACCTTCATTACCTGCACCTCCGTCTTGAGGGCTATTTGAAGCATTACCTCCACCACCAGAACCACCTGCTGCACCATCTCCTACATCATTACCGGGATGGTTTCCTGCACCTCCACCACCACCTGTTGATGAGTTTGAAAATGCACTAGAATTACTTCCTTTTGATCCTGTAACTGCTGCTGAACCTGTAGTATCTCCTGCACCACCTGCTCCTACTGTAATTGTGTATCCTGTGCCTTCTTCGACTGTAGCAGTTAAACTACGATAGCCACCTGCACCGCCACCACCACCTCTTATAATTCCACCGCCTCCACCACCTGCGATAACTAAATAATTAATGCTGTAAGTTGGTGCGAATGAACTGCCTAGTAAATTAAGGTGTATTCCGCTCATTAACTAACATTTCCAGAAATAACACAAACTGTTCCACTAATAAATAAAATAGTAGCAACACCTCTTGTAGCCAAAGTAACTGATGACTCGTCTGTATTTGCTCCCGCAATGTAAGCAGTTGTAATAGAACAAGTTATTGTAATATTACCTGTAGTATTATTAAATAAAGAAATAGCATTTCCTGCACTAAAAGTACTGTTTGGAATTGTAATAGCACCACTGGAACCTACTTCTATAAATGAACCTATATCGCTTGTTGTCAATGTGTATGAACTTGTTTTGGCACTACCCGACTGAGGAATAGATTTAATAAAAGATTGATTAGTGCTATCTAATTTAGCAAAAGACACAGCGTTATCATTAATTTTAGATGTTGTAACAGAATCATCAGAGGGTGTAATTGTACCCCCTACCGCACCAGATATTTCTACAATAAAGATTGATGCTCCACTTGCAGGTGCTGTAGTAAATGTGATTGATGCTCCGCCTGAAGCTAGTGTGTAATCTGTTCCCGGTTTTTGTATTACACCATCATGAGATACTAATAGCTGCGCTGCAGAACCTACCTGTGTTCCTAAACTAAATGTTGTGTTAGAACCATTGTAAGTATTACCACTGGTGTCTAAGACACTGAAGGTTCCGTTTTTAATTGATTGTCCTATGTATGCCATATTTTACCCCTTTGGATACTTATCCTTAATTGGTTTTATCATTTCTTCTTTCCATTTATCAACGCCATCATGGTATATTTTATCAAGTTGGTCTTTTACACTAGGGTACTCGGCAGCTCTTTTATATTGATATTCATTTGGGTCAGTCCATGCTTCTACTTGTTTCCAATCAATAGTTATATTATTTCCATTAGCATCTACTGCTACTGTATCATCTTTAGTGTATCCGTTTATAGTCACAGCGTTACTATGAATTGTTCTGATTGCTTTGTGTAAATCTGCCATTATGCTAATACCTCTATTGCTGTTATTGATGATGCACCTCTAGATACTGTATTTGAATCTGAATCTCCCGGACTTCTATTTAAACGAAAAACATCAGAACCCTCTGCACACCCTGTAATTTTGTAGGTTACTTCGGAACTGGATGAGGGACTATCAAGGAAAGATAAATGATAATTAAAAAGTGCATTGTTACCTTCTTGTTCATGTCCTGAAGTTACTCCTGCAATTTGACTACTAGCAGGACTACCATTAGCAATAACAGTGCTATCTCTTTTAAGACCAATAAAACATCTAGTTGTTTCATTTGATGTTGCTGTAACAGAAGCCAGTATTAAAATTTTAGAGTTTGTAGCACTTGGTGTGATAGCTACACTCATTCCTGTTACATCGGTCATAGTAGTAGCACTAGTGCTAAAACTTGTTGCGTTGGTGTGAGTTGATACTAC